GCAAAGGGAAGTCTGGGGATACTACGATTCATTGGGCGAGTTCCGGTACGCGGTTGACTGGAAGTCCCGGATGATGTCTCGTGTACGCCTTTATGCGGCGCGCATTGAGCCAGGACAAGACGAGCCAGTGCGCCTCGAAGACAGCTCCTTGGCGGTGCAGCTTGTTTCCTCCCTTGGGGGGACCGGTTCGCAGGCCGCACTCCTGGATGATCTGAATACGCAGCTTGACGTCCCGGGGGAAGGGTACGTCATTGCGGAAACGATCGCGGGTCGAGAGGTTTGGTCGGTACGCTCCTCGGATGAACTCCGTAAGCGGTCAGGGCGATTTGAAATCGTTACAGAGGATCCGATGGAGAAGTCACAGGATTGGCGGCCGTTGGCCCCTGATCACTTCATCATGCGCGTTCACAAGCCGCATAAGAGGTGGCACAGCGTAGCGGATTCTTCTGCCCGTGCGGCACGCGGAACAATGCGAGAACTCGAACTAGTCAATCGTCACATTCTGTCACAGTGTCTTTCCCGGCTGGCTTCCGCAGGCGTCATCATCTTCCCGGAAGAAGTCACATTTCCCGTTCGTGAAGAGTTCGCGGATCAGCCTGATCCCTTCATGGCGGAATGGATCGAGATTGCGGCGCAGGCGATCAAAGAACCAGGCACTGCTTCCGCAGTCATTCCCATTCCCATGAAGGTTCCCGGTGAATGGCTGGGAAAGATTCAGCACATAGACTTCACTCTCAAGCTCGATGACAAGATCATTGAAAAGCGGGAGAGCGCAATTCGTCGTCTTGCCACGCAGATCAACATTCCGGCTGAGATCCTTACGGGCATGGGCGCTATAAACCACTGGGGTGCCTGGCAGCTTGAAGAAGGCGCACTCAAAACCACGATCGCCCCGGACATTGAAACGATCTGCGCAGCGTTTACCACGCAGTATCTTCAGCCGCGTCTTGCCGCAAGTGGGGAAGAAGACTCGGGCCAGTTCGTAGTGTGGTACGACATGTCAGAGCTGACCATCCGGCCCGACCGGTCAGGCAACGCCTTCCAGGCGTATGACCGTTTGGAGATCAGCGGTACTGCCCTGCGTCGCGAGACTGGATTTGACGAGGCGGACAAGCCCGAGGGCGAAGAGCTGAAAGAACAGGGCCTTAAGGTCATCATCAATACCGTGTCCTCAGAGGCCAGTACTGCCCTCTCTGAGCTGATCGGAGAAGTCCTCGAGGTGGCGCCGCTGTCCCCCGCGACGGCTGAAGAAGTCGCTGCGCCGTCCAGTGAGCCGGAGCCGGCACAGGGCGCTCCGAACACGCGGGAGACGGCTCCCCCGAGCCCGGACGCGGCTGCGATGCGCACCGAACGGCTGATCAGGCAGGCTCGAGCTGTGCACGCTATCCGGTTCACAGGTTCGGGCAACTGGGAACTCCTTCATCCGGTGATCTGCGACAGGCATGCGTATTCGTGCCCGTACGCATATGCCGCGCTGACCTTGAAGTCCGGTGCTCTTCCAGGACGGACGGGACTGTATGAATGCACCTTGGATGCTTTCGGTCAGTTCCGGATCGGGGATATGACTCCGCACATGGATACCACGCAATTTCTGACTACGCGGGGGGTGTCCAATGGTCACCGTTCGTGAAGACCGATTCTTTCACCTGCGTGGACGCCATGTGCAGCATGCTCACGGCCGCAGTTCGACGGCTGGTAGTGAACATCTGAGCGGCGCCATGATCGCACTCATGCCGACAGAGGCGGACGCCAAACGCCTGCGTCTGTCGGGTGGGGAGCGGGCCGAAGATCTGCACGTAACGCTGTACTTCCTCGGAGAAGGCGCGGACTGGGAAGAGAAGGAGCGAACACGTCTGATCGATTCCCTGATCGACCGCGTGGCTTCCGAGTCTCCGGGGTCCGTAGCCGGCCGTGCGTTCGGAGTAAATCACTGGAACGGCGACGGCGATAATCCGTGCTGGGTTCTGTCGGTAGGGGATATGCGGGGGGAAGACGGACCGGGCACTGTTCTACTCGAAGCCATCCGCACCATGGTGACGAATGCGCTTGAAGGCGCAGATATGCCCGATCAATTTACACCTTGGGTACCTCACATCTGTATGGCGTACACGGATGACTTGTCTCTTGCAAAAGAACTGCAAAAGAGGCTAGGCCATGTGGAGTTCGACCGTATCCGGGTAGCGTTCGCAGGAGAATACACCGACATCTCCCTGGGTGATTCTCTGACGGCTGCGGCGCTTCCACTTCGGAGGGACCCGAGTCCGCTGGAACTCAGGTCGCGCACGGACTTTGTTCGGATGCAAAGCGAGTGGGAATCCGCTGTTGATGCCGTTCTCAATGACATACAGCCGATTCGGGATGCGCAGCGTGAGCAGATCTCCGCGCAAGTCTTGATGGCTGCGGAGACGGATGATCTCGACGCGCTCAACAACGTAACTGTCAGTGATGATGACTTGTTCGGCGTCCTTTTCGGTCACATGGTTCGTGCCGCGAACGATGCCGGCATTGCTCAGCAGGCCGAAGCCGAAGAACAAGGCGTAGCGGTTCCTGACTGGAACCTCGGCACAAGTGCCTCGGCGCTGACAGCAGCTGCGGGGGAGGAATTGCTGCGATCCATTGCCCGCGTAACAGCGCGGATCATCAACACATCGTTCGTACAGAGCGGCATTCGGCGCGCCCTCTCACTGATCGGCCGGCCAGCTGTGAGCCCGGAGCAAGCCGGCGCAGACGTCAGCACGCACCTAGAGGAACTGTCCGACGCGGGACCCCGAGAGTCCATCGGGGGCGCCATCAGCTCCGCACAGAATGAAGGGCGCCGTACCGTGTTGGCTGCATCTCCACCCGCGTCTTCATACACTGCTTCGGAGATTCTTGACCGGAACGTCTGCGGACCGTGCAGGGCGGTAGACGGTACAGGATTCAGGACATTGGCTGATGCCTCTGAGCAGTACCCGTCAGGTGGATACCGGGACTGTTTGGGTGGTGTCCGGTGCAGGGGAACGATCGTGGCTGTCTGGGATGAAGTGGAGTAGGGAATGCCGTACAGCGTTACAGAAGATCACGAGGGATGCCCCGCTGACTCCCCTTGGGGGGTGATTAAGGATGGGGACGGGGAACTGATGGGCTGTCACGCGTCCCAAGAGGCCGCTGAAGATCAGGTTGCCGCTCTGTACGCGTCCGAAGAAGATGACGTCTTCGATGGCAAGACAGCGCCATGGCGGGGGCCGCTCGCCGTCGAGGGCATTACTACAGGGGATGGCAGAGAGTTCGCTCCGGATTCCCTTGAGTGGCCGGAAGAGATCACCCCTGGTGAGGTGACTCTCCGTTGGAACAAGGAAGATTCGCACGGCGGTGAAGCACATACCGTGGCTGTGAACGTCGGCCGGATCGATCGTATCTGGCGAGACGGCGAACGCATCATGGGCGAGGGGCTGTTCAATCTCAAAATCAAGGATGGTCGTACAGCGTATGAAATGGTGAGGGACGGATTCCTCAGGGGTATCTCCATTGATGCCGATTCCATCTCGGACGCTGATATCGAATTCGTGTGGCCGGAAAGCGAAGTCATCGGAGAAGACCCCGACGAAGATGATCTCTTCTCGATGCTGTTCGCTCAGCCGGAAAAGATCATTTTTCATGCGGGACGTATCCGCGCCGCAACCCTGGTAGACATCCCTGCGTTCGCGGAGGCTTACATTGAGCTTCTGGACGAATCCGGCGTCGTCACGGCCGGCGGCAAGCGGTCGGGACCGCAGGACTTCGGCCCCGTAGGGACACACGACACAGCCACCTCTGAGGGTCCCTGGGATGGTCCGGAGAACGAGTCTCGACTCCCCTCCCCGTTGACCCTGGCGCAGGCGCGTGCGGCCTACGCGTGGACCGACGACGCCCGGATCGAAGACGGGGAACTGCCCAAAGACGCGGCACGCTTCATCCACCACGAGGTGAGCGCGGACGGGAGCGCCGGCGCAGCGAGCCTGACCGCCTGCTCCACAGGTATCGGAGTGCTGAACGGCGCGCGCGGCGGGACTACGGTCCCGGCGTCCGACCTGCAGGGAGTTTATGACCACCTGGCAGCGCATCTGCGGGATGCCGACCGGGAACCTCCCCCCTTGCAGATGTCCTCTCAGGCGGCCGTCACGGCCTCTGCGGAGGGCGACTGGCGTCCTCCCGTGGCCTGGTTCCAGGATCCCAAGCTGAGCGTCTACACGGGCGTTACAGTCCATTCATCCGGACGCATCTACGGCCACGCCGCAGCCTGGGGGAGCTGTCATATCGGGTACGCGGATGAGTGTGTATCAGTCCCCCATGAGGACTCACACCCATACTTCATGACGGGTGAGCTGACCACCGCGGAAGGCGACACAGTCTCAGTCGGTCAGATCACAGTGGGAACCGGACATGCGAATATGAATGCGGGGTCACAAGCCGCAGTATCTCACTACGACAATACCGGGTGGGCAGTTGCCGACGTT